GCACAAGGCAAAATCAAACGATTAATTGTTAATATGCCACCAAGACATACTAAGTCCGAGTTCGCTAGCTCCTTGCTACCCGCTTGGATGATCGGGCGTAATCCTAAACTTAAAATTATTCAGACCACTCACACAGGGGAACTTGCAATTAGATTCGGGCGTAAAGCAAAAACACTGATGGATTCACAAGACTACAAACAGGTATTTGAAACACGTCTTAGAGAAGACAGTCAAGCAGCGGGTCGCTGGGAAACAGAACAAGGTGGAGAGTATTTTGCATCTGGTGTTGGTGGTGCGATCACAGGTCGGGGTGCAGATCTTTTAATCATTGATGATCCGCATAGTGAACAAGATGCTATGAACATGACAGCTCTTGAGAGAGCTTATGAATGGTATACATCAGGACCACGTCAAAGACTTCAGCCAGGTGGAGCTATCGTTTGTGTAATGACAAGATGGAATGTTAAAGATTTAACAGGACAATTACTTAAACATCAAAAAGAAGCAAAGTCAGATCAGTGGGAGCTAGTAGAGTTCCCTGCGATCATGCCATCGAATAAACCAGTATGGCCTGAGTATTGGCAGCTAAAAGAACTTGAGACTGTTAAGGCATCACTATCAATTGGTAAATGGAATGCGCAATGGATGCAAAACCCAACTAGTGAGGAAGGTGCAATTATTAAAAGAGAATGGTGGAACGTTTGGGAGAAAGAAGAAATGCCAGCTTTAGAACATGTAATACAATCTTACGATACAGCATTTATGAAAAAAGAAACGGCGGACTATAGTGCAATCACTACGTGGGGCGTGTTTCGTGAAAGTGAAGATAGTCCACAACAGTTAATATTAGTCGATGCATTAAAAGGTAGATACGAGTTTCCCGAACTTCGTCGCGTTGCTAAAGAACAATATGATTACTGGAAGCCAGAAACTGTATTGATTGAGGCAAAAGCTAGTGGATTACCATTAACCTACGAGTTGAGGAATATGGGGATACCTGTTGTAAACTTTACCCCATCAAAAGGAAATGATAAGCATGCTCGTGTAAATGCAGTTGCACCTTTGTTTGAAAGTGGTATGGTGTGGGCTCCTGATGAAAAATTTGCAGAAGAGGTTATTGAGGAATGTGCAGCTTTTCCATATGGGGATCATGATGACTTGGTCGATAGTATGACACAAGCTGTAATGAGATTTAGACAGGGAGGGTTAGTACCACACCCTGAAGATTATAGAGATGAACAAATTATAAAAACGAAAAGGACATATTATTAATGGCTAATGGAATACTGACACTTAACCCAAACTTTCCTGAGAGAAATCCAGAGGGTGAAAAACTTCCTTTGATTGAAGCACCTGTTGGTGCAGGAATAGGTTTAGCTTTGGCTAATTTTTTAAAAGATAAAAACAAAGAAAATTTACCAGAAAAAACTGACGAAGAAAAAACTCCACAAGAAGAACCACCAGAAGATCCTAACGTTTTACCTGAGATAGCTAAAGAACTTACACTTGAAAAAGTAAGATCAGACGTTAAGTTTAAAAAAAGTAAATATAAAGATGTTACTGATGTTTTTTATAAAGGTAAGAAATACGCAGAAATAGAAAAAAGAGATGAGGAGCCAAAATTTAAAGGTATAACTGACTATAATTTAAAATTTCCTTCTGGTTATTTTTTAGAAAATGGTGAAGAAATTTTTCAAACAGAGGATGCTCAACTTGGTTTTAAAGATGCAAAGGAAGTTTTGATTAATTCTATATTTAGAGATTTTAAGAACAGAAACAAAAAAGCCAAAGGCGGCATGATTGATAAATCTTTACCAGGGAGAAGTAGGTACATATAATGTCAGAACTAACAGATAAATATTCAAAGAACTTTAGCAAAGCTAAAAAGAAAGCATTTGAAAAACGTGTATTTGATAACCTTGGTGCAATGTCAGAACTATCTGCGATACAATTAGTTTTAGCAGAGATGAGAGCAGAAGGAATGAAATTTGGTGGTAGAGTAGACAAGCCCCTAGGAGCGGGAGGCAAGAAATCAGGGCCACCTCCTAAAAAGGGTCCAAGCTCGAAAGGGTTGAATATTAAAGGCAATACTGTTAAGACAGTTTAATTGGAGAAATAAATGGCAACAGATAAAGCATTACCCAACGAGGTAAGAAAAGAAATTAATATTCCTAGTGTTGAAGACATACAAGTAGATTTAGAAAAAGAACCAGTAGAAAAAGGCCCTGTTGAAGTTCAAGAAAATGAAGACGGTAGCGTTGATGTAAACTTTGATCCAAAACTTGGAAGCCCTGGTGAAGACGAAGGACACTTTGCAAATCTTGCTGAATTACTACCTGATGATGTATTAGACCCATTAGGCAGTAAGATGTTTGAAAATTATACAGATTACAAATCTTCAAGAAAAGATTGGGAAAGAAGTTATACACAAGGATTAGAACTATTAGGTTTTAACTATGACGATAGAACAGAACCATTCAAAGGAGCGAGTGGTGCAACACACCCAGTATTAGCTGAAGCTGTAACACAGTTTCAAGCATTAGCTTACAAAGAATTATTACCAGCAGAAGGACCTGTTAGAACTCAAATCATAGGTATGCCGACACCTGACAAAGAAGCTCAGTCACAAAGAGTAAAACAATTTATGAATTATCAAATTATGTCAGAGATGCCAGAGTATGAAGCAGAGTTTGATCAAATGTTATTTTACTTACCACTTGCAGGTTCATCATTTAAAAAAGTTTATTATGATGAAATTATGCAAAGAGCAGTTTCAAAGTTTGTACCAGCAGATGATATTGTTGTACCTTATACTGCAACATCATTAGATGATTGTGAATCTGTAATACACAGAGTTCGTATGTCAGAAAATGAATTACGAAAACAACAAGTAGGTGGCTTCTATCGAGACATAGAAATTAATCCATCATACATGCAAGAAACATCTTCTGAAAAAGCAGAGAGAGAATTAGATGGGACATCAAGAGGTAGAGATCAAAGAATGTACACACTTCTTGAGTGTCATGTAAGTTTAGATCTTGAAGGGTTTGAAGATGCTAGACCTGATGGTGAACCTACAGGAATAAAAATTCCATACATCGTAACTGTTGAAGAAGGCACAAGAAAAGTTTTATCTATTAGAAGAAATTATGAAATTGGAGATATGCAAAAAAATAAAATTAATTACTTTGTACATTTTAAATTTTTACCAGGACTAGGTTTTTATGGTTTTGGTTTAACACATATGATCGGTGGATTATCAAGAACAGCAACAGCTGCATTAAGACAATTGTTAGACGCAGGAACGTTATCAAACTTACCGGCAGGATTTAAAATGCGTGGCATTAAAATGAGAGATGAAGCGCAATCAATACAACCAGGAGAATTTAGAGATGTAGATGCACCAGGTGGAAACTTAAAAGATGCATTTATGACTTTGCCTTTTAAAGAACCATCTCAAACTTTATTACAACTTATGGGTGTCGTGGTATCAGCAGGGCAACGATTCGCATCGATTGCGGACCTGCAAGTAGGAGATGGGAACCAACAAGCAGCAGTGGGCACGACAGTAGCTATGTTGGAAAGAGGATCAAGAGTGATGTCTGCGATTCACAAAAGAATGTATGCCTCAATGAAAAAAGAATTTACAATTTTAGGTAGAGTATTTAAATTATACTTACCTCCAGTTTACCCCTATGATGTCATTGGTGGACAAAATCAAATTAAACAAACTGATTTTGACGACCGTGTAGACATCTTACCAGTTGCTGATCCCAATATCTTTAGTCAAACCCAAAGGATCTCTTTAGCTCAGACAGAAATGCAACTGGCTGCCTCGAACCCTCAAATACATAATCAATACGAAGTGTATCGAAACATGTATGAGGCATTGGGGGTAAAAGATATTGATTTAATTTTAAAAAGACCAGAAAGACCTATGCCAAAAGACCCGGCACTAGAACATATTGATGCTTTAGCTGGTAAACCTTTTCAAGCATTTCCTGGACAAGACCATCAAGCACATATTACAGCTCATTTAAATTTTATGGAAACAAATATGGTAAAAAACGCACCGATGGTTGGTGCTGCAATACAAAAAAACATACTTGAACACATAAGTTTAATGGCACAAGAACAAATTGAAATGGAATTTA